CGGACAGGTTGTAGGTGATGACGTGCTCGCCGGCCGCGCGCAACGCCTCGACCCAGCCGGCGTACACGTCCAGGACGCTGAACGACGGGCCAGGTTCGGCGACGACCCACCTCACGTGAAGACCGTCACCGGTAGTTCGAAGCCCAGGTACTGCTGGCCGGCCCACTCGACGTCGCCGTAGTTCTGCGCCGACGGAATGTCCATGTAGGCGCAGATCCCGCCCAGCGTCGGGGACGCGAGGATCGCGGCACGGATCGACGTGGCTCCCGACTTGGCCATGTAGCCCAACAGCAGCGCCTGTGACGTCCTGCTGTCCTGCGACCCATTCAGGATCTTCACGACACAGCCGAAGTTGCCGGTGCCGCTGAACGTGTCGTCGTAGACCAGGAAGTCACCCGGGGCCGGTACCACCACCGCGGTCGGCGGGTTCACCCCATCCGGCACGAAGGAGAACACCCGACCCGCCAGGGGATCGCCGGGCATGCCGGTGCGGATGGCGGCGGCGATGCCGTCGACGACCGCTTTGATGTCGGTCACGCCATCATCACCACAGAGTCCATGTATGGCGCCAACATCTGCAGGACTCGCGGGTTGGTGCGCATCCGGATCGGCCCGAACTGATCGGTGCTGGCCACCCCGAACGGGGAACCCTTCATCTTGTAGATCTCCTCGGCGAGATACACCGTCGCCGTCTTCACCGGGCCCGGCACCGCGGCCCAGCCCCACTTCGCGGTCACCTGAACCGACGGGCGGGGGTTGCACTGCCACGAGCCGTTGATGGACCGGATCCGGTAGTACGGCCAGCCGGGCTCGCCGTCGTTGACGCCATTCGACGGCTCCAACAGATACTGGGCAGCCGTCAACGTGGTGGCGTACGTTCCATCGCCGGAGTCGGTGGCTACGACGAGGCCGGTCGTGGTGAAGAAGTCGTCGGTGAGCACGATGCACCGGTCGCGCGGGCGGTAGACACGGGCGGTGGCGTTGGTGTCGGCAGCGAACTTGCGACCGCAGATGTGGTCCACACCGCGCGACGCAGTCTCCAGCGAGTCGGTTAGCTGTGCATCCTCGGTCGTGTCAGTGATGGGGCCGAGGTACGCCTTCAGCTCAGCCAGTGTCGCGTACGTCGCCATCGCCCCTGCCCCTCGTGCCGTTGCCCAGATGCCAGATCCAGGTGCGCTGCGGTAGATGGACGAACGTGGCGCCGGCGTCGAGCAGGGCCAGCCACAGGCCCCAGTCCTCACACGGGTCGCCGTTGATGTCCGGGTGGTCCTGGAACCCACCAACCCGGCGGACCAGGTCGGTACGGGCCAGGACCGTGACCGGGATGTAGTTGCGCTGCCGCAGGAACGTCGCCGAGAACGGCACACCGAACATGCCGATCGGGTCGTCGTCGGTGTCGAACCACGGGTAGACCAGATCCGCGCCGGACAAGGCGGCGAGGCGGGCGCAGGCCTTCAGGTGGTTCGGCTTGAACTCGTCGTCGTCATCGAGGAACGCGACCCACTCGGTGTCGACGTCCTCGAGTGCCCGGTTGCGGGCGGCCGCCGCGCCGAGGCGATGGCGGTCCCGCTCAACCTGAACGACGCTGGCCCTCAGGGTTTGTGTCCGGACCGAGTCGCAGGCACGGCCGAGTTGTTCTTCGCGGCCGTCGATCGTGGGGATGACGACCGTGATGTTCACTCCAGCGCCCGCTTGACGCCCTGCTCGAGGTTGACGACCGGCGTGTAATACCGGCGCAGTTGAGACGGGCCACCGACCCTGTATCGAACACCGGCCGGCGCGTCCGCCCTCAGTCGGAACTCCGGCTGATACCCGGCCCGGCCGCAGACCATCGCCGCGAGGTCCAGCATCGACGTGCCTACGCCGGTGCACAACGACACCGGCCCGTCTGCATCGGCGTCGACAGCAGCCAGGGCGCCGGCCACCACGTCATCGACGTGGATCCAGTCCCGTACCTGGGTGCCGTCGCCCCAGATGTCGAACGGGTCCTCGCGCCGCCGCGCCCGCTCAATGAACGCCCGGAACGGGAAGTCCTCGGACTGGTCCTCGCCGTAGCCGGAGTAGGGCCGCACCACCGTCACCGGCAAGCCCGCAGCGCGGGCCTGCACGGCCATGCGTTCACCGGTGAGTTTCAGCAGCCCATAGGCGTCGGGCTCCGCGTCGGCGGCCGCGCACGAGCTGAAGTACAGCACGCGCCCTTGGCCGGTGCGGACCGCCCACTCGAACATGGCCGCGTCGAGCAGCTGGTTGTAGATATGCCCGGCCGGTTGGGTGTCGATGGCTACCCGGTGCGGTGCACGGGACGCGGCGTGCACAACCAGGTCGTATCGGTGCTCGTGCTTGAACTCGTCGAGCGCGTCAACGCCGTCGTGATCGAGGTCGCAGCCCTCAACGTCCCAGTCGCGGTCGGTGAGCTCGGCGAAGAAATGCCGCCCGATGAACCCGGCCGAGCCGGTGACGAGGGCCCTCACCGCACACCCCAGACGACCTGGAACATGCCGACCGTCTCGTGCCGCAGGATCCGGTAGCCGCCGCTGGTAATCAGCTCGCGGTACCCGAGGCGGTCGAACGCCCACGCGTGACACTCTTCGTGGAACGCCGGGTTCTCGTCATGCGGCGATGACGCGACGATGAACCGGGAACTCTCGCCGATCCAGCGCACCGCCCCGAACGGATCGGCTATGTGCTCGAGCACCTCCGTCACCACGGTCACGTCCCCGAAGCGGACCCGGTCCCGGTCGGCGCCGAACACGTCCAGTGCCTCGGCCTTCACGCCCCGCTCGGGCCAGCCCTCGGCGTTGGCGGGGGTGAAGTCGTAACCCCAAGCCTCGATGGAGTCGCCGACCAGGGACAGCAGGCCGCCGTCGCCACAGCCCAGATCCGAGCATGTCGCGGCGCCACGGCCAGCGGCCGCCTTCACGAGTTCGGCGGCGAGGTGCAGCCGCGGGCTGTGGATGCCGTCCTCGAGGTGGCGGGCCCGGTCCCGGTGCTCATGGAAGCTGAACGTCGAAACGTTCGGCACGTCACCGTCGAACAGCTTCCAGATCACTGGCAACCCCAGATCTGGAAGCTGTACACGTACCCAGCCGGGCGAAGGTCGACGGTGGTGTGCACGACCGGGTTGAACCCGGCGGCGACGAGCATGCCGCGTACCTCGTCGGCGTCCCAGCCCCAGTAGTGCTCCGGGTTGAAGTCGTCATCCTCGCCGTCCGGCGTCGACAGCAGCAGCATCCGGGTTTTGTCCCTCAGCCGCTTCAGCACCGTGTCGGGATCGTCGAGGTGCTCCAGGGTTTCCGAGCACACGAACAGGTCGACGTCAGGGATCTGGTCCAGCGTCTGCTCGAGCGGGCCCACCAGCGGGTAGCGGGGAGCGAAGTCGCCGTAGAACTTCTGCCGGGCCCGGATGTGCTGCAGGACCATTCCGTTACCGCAGGACAGGTCCGCCGCCCGGCCCACGCCTTCACCGGCCAGCCAGTTGCCGACCTGGATGGTGACGTCGACGCGCAGCAGGTGATCGAAGTGCTTGCGGTGGTCGTGCGGCGTCGCGTAGATGGTGGCCAGCTCGGCGTCGGTGTAGGCCGGGCGTAGACGCCGCCTCATGCGGTCACCGACCGCAGGGTCTTGACCTTCGCCACATCCTCGGCCATTTGTTCGCGCCGCCACACGTCGAACGCGGCCTTGTCGTGGTCGTACATGGTCGGCGCGTTCACCCGCGCGTATCCCTGGTCCCATTCGGCCTTGCCGGCGATCGGGTGCATGTGCTCCACGACCACGTCGGGCAGGTAGCGGATACAGCCCGCCGCGGTGCCTAGGGTCTTCCAGAAGTCGTCGAAGTAGAGGTGGATGAGCGCGGGCGGGGCCATGTAGCCGAGTGCCCGCACAATGTCAGACGTCATCGCGACCTGAGTCGGGATGCGTTCGCCCTGGAGCAGGTCGTTGCCGTAGACGATGCCCGTGCCCATCTCGCGTAGTGCGTCGAGGTAGGCCTGGTCCCAGCCCTTCGTGCGGGGGCGGTGGTCATCACCCATGAAGCCGAGCGCGAACGACGGTTCGGCGGCCTCCGGCCGGAGGATCACATCGACCGCCATGGCGAGCGCCTCGCCCATGCTGCGGCTGGCGAGAGCGATATACCCGACCTTCTGCCGCTCTTGTGCGAACTGGACCACGCCGCGGTAGCCGGCCAGGGTCGGGTCGTTGTCGTCGATCGCGAACAGAAGCGTTGTGTCGGCCGTGCACGTCTCAGCGAACGTGCGGGCCAACTCGTCCGCCGCCTCCGGACGACCGCGGGACGGCACGATCACCACGAGGTCAGCCATCGACAGCCGCCGGCTCAACATCCATCTTGCTGGCCTTGTCGGCGAACGAGTTCAACGCCACCTGACGCCAGTAGTCCTCTTCGCCGAGCCAGAAACTCTTGAAGTGCGTCGTCGGCACCCCGGTATGCACGAACATCGGGATCTGCAACGCACCGGCGCGAAGGCAGAAACTGAGATCCTCAGAGATGAGCTGACCGGTGGTCGCGTTCGGCACCCGGTCATACCAGACGTCGCCGTGCTCGGCGCGGATCTTCTCGAACACCGACCGGTGGATCAGCACGCACGCCGCACCCGTGCCGCCGACCTGAGTGATCGTGTCCTGCGGATAGTTCCACCGCACTTGCCAGCCGTACTGGCCGTCGACGTGCGCCCAGTCGAACACCGTCGGCGTGGCCGTACACCGGTAGCCGCCGAGACCGTCGGCCTTGTCCTCGCGCTGCGAGAAGCACAGCGCACCGACAACGGGACGTGTCACCGGGTCGGCGGCCGCCATCAGCAGGTCGATCGTGTCGGGAGCGAAGCCCATGTCGGTGTCGACCCACCAGAGCCAGTCGGCGTTGTCCTCCTCGAGGAACGTCTGAACGCCCTTGTTCCGCGCCTCCGTCAACCCACCGGTGCCGTAATGCATGGCGATGAACCCGCCGCGCATCACACGCTTACTGTTGGCGGAGTCGTAGGCGATCAGCTCCACCGTCGAA